TCAAAATTATAAGCTTTTGATAAAGAAGAAGAATACCAATAATTATATGTAGCAGAAGTAATATGATAATTTACATATTTGCCATTATCTATATATTTTGGAGTTGGTACCAAACTTCCTGTGATATCATAAGAGAATAAACTACCTGTGGAATAGTATAGGTAATTTTCAAAATCATCAAAGCTGTTTTTTAATTTATGAGATCTTTTTATAATCTTATCGTAATCTAAGGAAGGATATGCAGAGCTAGATGCATTGGAGTTTGCTATAGAGTTACTTTGACTAGTGTAAAATTCAATTAATTGTAATTTGTAATTATAATTTTTTATTCTCTCCTGAGCTGATCCATAAAATATAAAGTTTGAAAAATTTGAATAATCTATGTTTAAAGGAACAGATGCGGATGAGGATATAACTTTGTTTATTATATTATTAGATGTTTCTATATCAGCATCTAATAGACTATTCCAGGTGGAATAATTAGTAGATTCTCCAGTTGTATCACTTAGTAAATAATTTGCGGTTAATACTCTAGGTTGACTTACTATTTCGGGAGAGGATACAGTAAAAGAGTCGAAGTAATCTTCTGCTGCTTTAAAACAAATATGACACATCATTCCGGTATTTATTCCTACCGGAGTATTAAGTAATTTTATGTATATAACATATTCATTATCACAATCTACCTTTATGTTTACTATTGTGTATATTTTATTTTCTCCTAAATTTATTACTATGTTGTTTAAATAACCTACAGTGCGTAAAAAAGCAACTCTATCTCTAAAAGATTTTAATTTGTCTATTATTTCGGGATTTTCTATAAGGTACTTAGGTCTTATAGCTAATTTCAATTCTAATTCATCAGGGCTTATTTCTTGTATGTAAAAATATTGGTTATTAATATTTCCAAAAATATTATACAAAAAATTAAAGCATATCTTGTATGTTCCTTCGTAAATGTCAGAATCGAAGAATAATTTGCAAACATCTAAATTAATATCATCAAAAGAGGAATCGAAATCATTTTTAAATCCATATATTGATTTATTTAATTCAAATTTAGAATCATAAACATGTATATCTAAAGAACATGGGGTTTTTAATTCATCAATAATTGCCTTTGATATATCTAAACTCATGAAAGATTCATAATTAAATGATACTCCTTCTATTAATGAGTTGGATTCTTTTATTTTATCTTTATTTACGAATCTATCTATCATAATTTATAAGTTTATTCCTTAAGAATTTGTGGAAATATTAGAAAAAGATTCGAAACTAGTAGTATTTCCTGGAGTTCCATAATTTATATTTTGTGCTTCACCTCCTCCTGTGTCCGTTATACGATATTCACAATAAAATAATCCATTTATAATTGTTATAGGCGTAGTAAATATGGATGAGGCGCTTGATTGTGATATAGAGGTATTAGAACCTCTATACTGATAAGTTTTTCCGTCATTAGTTCTTACAATTTGATTCATAGTAAGTGTTTCTATAGTATAGATACTACCTCCGGGTGTTTCGGAATCGCAAGGGTCTAATCTATAAACAGTTACATTATTAGGTGATACACAAGCATTTAAATTTGTTTTTATTAATCCCCTAGTTTTTTCTATATATAAAACGTTATCAAGTTGATAGCCTTCTGTTTCACCAGTACCACCTATGTATTGATATTTTGCATTGGTTCCTGATACTAAATATATTTGATTTAAATAATCAGGCTCAATGCTAGTGAAGATAGTAGATTTTCCATCTATAGAAAGGCCTTCACATGCAATTAAAACCCAATATTTTATTTGTGGGCAACCTCTTTGGTTTACGAGTAGTTCTAAGTTATTTGAAGAATCTACTTGAACTAAATTTAAAGGAGGAGCTAGTTCATTCCATATATAATATTCTTTCGGATTACTCTTTAGTCTATATCTTTGCTCTGGTATAAGAGGTTTTATTTTAGTATACAAGACCGGAGTATCAAAAGATGTACAGCTTGTTAGTGTCCAATAATTATCAGTATTTGTGTCACCTCCACTCTCAGTGTCGGAGCAAATAGGGTAATCATTTTCTAAAATAGGTTTTTTACTGTCTAAAATTTGATTATCTTTTAAATCCAGATTATCTTTCTTTAATTTTGTTCTTAAAGTTGTATTTTTACTTTCGTAATTAGGAATTGCCCAATCAAAGGTTTCTTGAACTCCATAAGGTGAGCAATATGCAACATATATTGGACAAGCTGGAACGTTATCGTCCTTTTCTACATTTACAAAGTTACTTGGTTTATTAGTTAATTCTACCGCCGTAGTACTTACTATAGAAAAATATAAATTCTTATACTTATTTTTGTAGAATGTTTTACTAGACAATGGCTCTATGTCAGTATAGTACTCATCATCGTACCAACATTGCTTTATTTTCCAATATTTAGTCTTAGCACCTCCTGTACTTCCACCTCCTCCGGTACTTCCACCGCCAGTATCAGTACCTCCGCCAGTATCAGTACCTCCACCAGTACCCGTTTCGCCTTCAGTGTCTCCTCCTTCTACATCAGAACAATCTGGATATTTATCCATTGATATAGGAGTTTTACTAGCTATTATGTGTTTATCTTTTATAGTTCCGTATTTACTAAATAAATCCATTTTCTTAAACAAAATTCTCTCCTTTAAATCTGTATTATTATAATTACTATAATTTGTAATAGATTCTTGAGAAGTCTCAATTCCGTCCTTAGTACAATAAGCGTAGTATATTTGACATCCCTTTATATTAGAGTCAGTTTCTATATCTACTTCTATAAAATTATCCGGTTTATAATCTAATTCTACAACGACTAAAGTTTTTACTATGTAATAATCGTATTGATTGTATCCTCCGTCTAATTCTGATTTATATATCGTAGATAAAGAAGTAGGTTTTTTATCTGTATAAAAAGATTTATCATCATAACATCTGTATATAACCCAATGATTAGTCTTTGTAGATTCTCCACCTCCTGTACTTCCACCTCCGCCGGTACTTCCACCTCCGGTCTCCTCTATTTTACAGGAGGGTAACTCGGAATTACTAAACATACTAAAAGATAATTTTAAGGTGCCGTTTTTAATATTTGGATATTTTGTTCTTAACTCGCTTTCAGCTTTTTCTTTTGAGGTAGGTCTATCTAATTCATTGAAAACTAAACTATTTTGATATAGAATATCGTTTTGACAGAATGCATAATACAAAGTAAAAGTATTACCGCATTTAGGAAATGAACTTTCCGGTATTTTGTTTTTAGATATAATGACGTTTGGATACGTTTGCTTTATAGATGTTTCGAGTCTCTTATATTCTATTTCATTTTCTATATTAGTGTAAGATTTTTCTACTATTTTATTATCAGAACAATAAACAGTGTATAAAGTACTCCAATTATTAACAGGAGTAGTTATACATTGATTTTTAAGTTCATTTAATACTTCGGTTTCAATCTCTTTATCGCTTATTACGTATTTAAAAGAATTAATTGCAGCAGGATAGCCTATTTCTTTGATTATGTCGTCCTCTAATTTCGTAGTCTTCTTATCTAAATCAGCTTGATTTTCATAAGAAAATCTAACAATTCTATTTATTATTTGAGAATTATTTAAACAGAGTGAAACATAGGCTGTAAATACCGGTTTTCCTGTAGGTAATTCTTGGCATAAGAAAGCTTTTTTTCTATCTTCTGACGGATTTACTCCTATATAGTATTCAACTAAAGCGGATTTTTTATAAATGTCTAATTCTCTTATTTTTTTCTTTACTGCTTTTTCCATATCTTCCGCGCTCGTGTTTGCGGGAAAGACAATCACATCCATAAAACCAGTGTAAGTTCCTGTTGTGGTTTTTGCGCAATATAAAATATAAGAAGATGGCCCGCTAATAGGAGGTGTGCCACCACCACCGCCAGGAGATCCTCCTCCTCCCGGAGGAGTTCCACCACCACCACCAGGAGGGGCTCCACCTCCTGCTTCTTCTACACCACCTCCGGGAGGAGTTCCACCACCTGTCTCTGTTGGAGGTTTAACTTCTTTTATTGATCCGGATTCACAGCAAGCATTTACTACATTTGTTATTTCAGGACTAGCTGCGGGAGGGAGGTTTACTACTACAGGATCAACAGGATCTACAATTAATTGTGTTTTCTTTCTAATCTCAGGTGTCCAAAGATTAGCTAAATCTATACAATCTCCGTTATTATCAGGGTTTATAAAATAGTAAGTATAATCTTCTAATTTCCTAACACTTCCTATAGTTTCATTTGGTTCTAAAGGCATTGGCCTATCTCCGGAGTCAATAGAAAGATTGTTATTATTTGATTCAGCTATCTTTGTATTTCCTGCTATTTTAATAAAAGTTCCTAAAGGGTAGTTTATTAATTCGGAAAAGTTTGAATTTTCTATAGTTATTACATCATTGTATGTAACATTTCTTTCATACATCATAACTTCTAACGTCTCCCCATTAGGTATGATGCATATAGAAACATCCGTAAGCCCATCATTAACTACATCAATAAAATAAGAGAAATTAGTATTTATAACTTTTGATAATATTGTGTCAGATACTATTGTTTTTTCCGGTCTTATAAAATAATATCCAGGATCTACTGATAGAGTACTCCCTTCTAATTTATAATTTATTGGAACATATTTTATACCTTTTAAATTTGCTTTTAGTTTTGGTTTATTTGCTTTATTAATATCTTGAGTAGAGTATTTATTTTTGTTTTGACCTTCTATTTCCGGAATTCTTTCATTAATTGTTCCGAATATTATTTTTTCTACATTTCCTTCATATTTCCGAATTACTTTGTACTTTATATAATCTTTACTTGTATCATTTGATTGATTTTCGTTGGGAGGAATAGTTACGGATATATCTAATTTATTATTTACATTTAAAGCATCTCCAATTTTTAATAATTCTTTGGATTCGGATGTCTTAAATCTTCCAGACATGTATTTCCCATATTCATCTATGTTGTATGGGCCTTTATAGATATTTCCATTTAAATATGTAAAGTCTCCTGTCGATATATTAGGTCCACTTCTTAAACCATTAGGATCTGATAATCTATGTAAATTTGTATTATTATTCTCTTCCACTATTTGCTAACTTTAAAATATATAGAATCATCAATTGTTTTTTCAATGTCTCCTCCATCCATCTTCACTTTAATTAGAACTTTATAATATCGATTAGGAAGAAATGTATTAAAATCAACTTTAAAATAATTTCCTTTATTGTCACAGCTTATTACATTTCTATCATCAAATGGAACAACGTACATAGATGTTTGTTCATCTTGTATTGCATAATAAGAAGATGTTGGTAATCTCTTACTTGACATGTAATTTGATGATGTAGAATAGGTCTTAACTGGAATTCTATCTCTTACTAAGAATCTAAACTTTGTTTTATCTGTTGGGTAATAGGATGCTTTTTTATTTTTGAAATGTAGGATGAAATCTTCGTTTGGTACTTGAGAGAATGCTGATATTCCTGAGAAGTTTGCATCATTCCATACAATGTCTAATCTTGGAATGAATATAGTATGAGTTTCCCTGCTGAAAAATTTAATAGATCCCATCACTTCACAACTTTTCTCATCGCTGTCACTTCTTTTTAACATAAGACCATTATTAGGAATAGAACCTGAAATCCATTTATGAACAATTCTAGTGATGTCCATTCTTATATCTGGACTTTCTTGATCAAAAGATTGCGACACTACGAAACCACTCTGATGATACCACGTACCACCTCCTTTTTGTGTTACGTAAGAACCGGTAGTTCCTGCAACAAATGAACCGGAAGTCCATCGTTTACCTGTCATACCGAAAGAGCCATTTCTATAAGTCCATGAAACACCCTCTTTAATTTGAGGAGAAGAGTTATAGTATCCTTTTCCTTGACTCCAAGATTCACTAACAGGATATGCGTATAAAGAGTAAGTCAAAGCTAAATTATCGGCCTGTGCTGAAAATAAATTTAAATAGTATTTGCTTGACTTTCCTATAGTTCCATTCTGAATTAATTTATTTATTTCGATGGAATCTATTTGAAGCAATATCCTAGAATTATAATTGTAATTATAGAAAATACCATTAGCATCTGCAACATTATGAGATATTTTTTCTAACTCTATTATTGAATCTAAACCTGAATTTAAATCAGGTTTAGATTCATATATAGTGGCATCTCTTATTGGATATACTGAATACTGCATTTTATGATAGATTTACAACTCTTCCCAAAATATCTTTATTATTGTACTTAACTTCAAATATAGAGGGATCTAGAGCAGGGTATAAAATATTATTTTTAGTAGCTGTTTTTATATCGTAATAATTTCCTGAATATCCTTCCGCTTCATCGTATTTATTATGAATTTCAAAATTCATAACATTTTTAACTCCTTTAACGTCTTTTATTAGACACATTACTTCACTTATATAAATAGGTTTTCCTATCTGCATTTTATCGTTACTAAAATAATCTTTTAGATTAGAAAGACATTGAAGTAATATTTCATTTGAATTATAGGTGGATAGAGTTAATATTTCAAAACTGATTGCTATGTTTATAATGAAAGCATCTCTAATATTTATAGCATCTGTTAACATTCTATACTGTAATAAATAGTTTTTAATATTCATTTTAACCGCCGTATTTAGAGGTGTAAAATTTTTATTGTTATCATAACCTAGAAGATATAAATTTAAAGACAGTTGATTTGGTATAGAGTCGTATGTTCCAAATTCTTTAGTTTGAGAGTCTCTTTCTATATGAGCTTTAGAAATAGCTCCAAATTTAGGAGGCATGCTATAGCATCTAATTAGATAATCATCCTTAGTCACCGCTCTATTTTGAGAAGCGAAATGATTTATAGTTTCCTCTCGTATATTTTCAATAGATTTGTCGGATATTCCTCCTCTTGCTGGTTCTGGATTATTTACAACAATAGAAGAAATTGAAGAATTATACAATACAGGATCTAAAGACCCAAGTGGAGTTAATACATTTATGCTAGCTATTGTATTTATTGAATTGGCAGGCACATTATCAGGGATTCCGCCACCAATTGTATAATTAATAGTTAGAGTAGTATTAGAAGGTGCTGAACCGTATGTTTTAGTGTACAAAAAATTCTCAGGTGATATACTTAAATCTACAACTCTCTCAAAATAATTTAATCCAGACCCTACGTTAAAGGGATTAGGTACTATTTCTTCATCCACTTCAGAACTTATACCTCCGCCAAACTGAATCTCCGTTCTATCATCTAAGCGAAGTCTACTAACAAATCTTTTTTCAGTCTGTAAGTAAGTTAACAGATAAGGAGCGGAATCTCTATATTGTGAAAGTTTTTGATCATTGAAAGGTAAATTCTGTACAGGTAGAGGGATTGTGTCTTGAGCTAAATAAGGTACTTCATACCACTGGTTTCCATCAGAATCAAAAACACTGATTATTTCTAAAATATTTGTTTCAGGTAAAGTTATTTTATCGTAAGGTTTAGGTGAAGTGAAAGAATAAGATCTGTTTATTCTAGTACCTGACACAGCTTTTACTTTTTTTCTAAAGAGATAATTTTCAATTTCTCCTGAATTATCTATAGTGTATACAGATATTTCAGTAGGATCTAACGAAGAGCTATATCTAAAATCTACAGATTCAACAGTTCTAAAAGAAATTCCATCCGTGCTACTTAACAAAGCCCCACCTTCTATTGTCAGAGCATATTTAAAATCTGGTTTATTATTTGGACCTGATCCTGCTGCCGGTACTATTTGGTAAATATCTATATCAGCGGATGATCCTGCTATAAAGGAAGGTTTATATCCTAAAGAATTAGCTATATTATATAAATTTATTTTTTCTTGTACAGTGGCTAATAAAGATTCTCTTAACTGAACGTCCGTGTAGAATGATAATACATCTCCTACATAAGAAGCTAACTCAATAAACATCATTCCAGGAGATGCTTCATTAAAGTCATTATAAGTATCTGGAAAATAATTCCTAGAGAAATCAATTAGAGATTGTCTAAATTCTCCAAAATCTTTATTAACATATTTTACATCCTTACTAATTAAATTACTTCTTTTGCTCATTTTTATAATATTTCAGCGGCTAAATCATTGCCGGAATTGTAAATTACTATCGTTTTATTAGCTCCTTTTTCAGTAACTGAAAAGGTTATCCTTATGTTAACGGAATTTTCTGCTTCTGAATACCCATAATTCTGATTTCCTCCAATACCTACGCTTAAATCCTTAAGGACTATATAAGGGAGCCAAAAACCTATATCTTCTTCTAAAGAAGACTCTAAAAAGCCTCTATTAAATGAACTATTTTGTTCAAAAACGAAATCTCTGAGTATTGTCCCAAAAGAAGGTTGCATATATCTTTCACTTTTTCGTGTCATTAGCAAATTTATAAGATTGCTTATAGCCTGCTCTTCTGTAGTGTAGGATTGTTTAAAAGGTCCTACATCTCTAGCTGGTTTTTTATTATAAGCCTCAAGAGGACTTCGAACATACGTGTTTCTATTAAACGGAAGTAAAATACCTACAGCTTTATCTAGTTTAGTGTCAGGGGGATATGCTTTATATATTATTCTACCCATTATTTTATTTTTTCTGCTTTTTTCAATACGGGAGTATAATTTCTAGAAAGTAGTTTGCTCATTAGATTACCTCCTTCTGATGAAGGTAATACAACTTTTCCATCCATATCAACTAAAGGTTCGTTTGTATAAGAATGATTAGACATACCTATATTTTCAGTAGTTACTGAAGGACCATAATCCATGTCCAAACTATTGAAAGGTGTAGTTCCTGATAAAAGAGAGTCTAAAGAGCTATTAGATTTAATTGGTTTTTGTTCTCTAGTGTAAGTATTTTCTACTACTTTATTTACGTTTTTATTATTTAGATTATTAAATTCTTCTCTAATTATAAATTTTATCTCTTTTTTCAATTCTTGAGATATTTCTTTTACTAAGTATTTTATAAGTGAGCTCTTGTCCATGTTTATAATAAATATTTGATACTGTTAATAAATTTAAAAGTTAACTTCAACTATTTTATTTAAATAAACTAACTCATGTGATAAATGAGTATAATTATTATCATATAAAGTTATTTCTAATTGTTTTTTTATACAAGTAGAATCTACTAAAGTTTTATTTTCCACAAGCATAGACTCCTCTAAAAATAACAAGTTAGTATTTAATAATTTTTCTAAATCTATATTATTTTTTAACTTACTTCCTACTATATACCATCCAGGTTTACAATTTTTTTGTATAATTAATACTAAATATACAATGTCAGACATAACCGCAATAGTTCTTTTACTTTTTAAAATAGATACTATTTTATATAAATGACCATAACATTTACCATCTGGATATTGTACATCTAGTGGTATAGGGATAAAATCTAAGGATAAAGAAGGCCCACCAGGCCCACCAGGCCCTCCCGGTCCACCGGGTCCTCCGGGACCTCCGGGGGTTCCAGGAGGTGATGGTGGTTGTGAAGGGTCAGACCCCATAGGCCCACCGGGCGCTCCGGGCCCGCCAGGTCCTCCGGGACCACCGGGACCACCTGGTCCGCCAGGTCCTCCGGGACCACCGGGACCACCCGGAGTTCCGGGTGTTCCTTCATTTGTTGAAGTGCCCTCGCTTGGAGGAGTTCCAGGCAAGCTAACGGGAGTACCATCAGGTTCTACTTTAGATCCACCATTCTCCGGAATAGATTCAGTTTCCGGATTTCCTGCTTTTGGAGGAGTTCCGGGTTCTTTAATTAATAATTCGGGTGTTTTTTTATCTACTATCAAACTAGGTAATACTATTGTGGGAAGTCCGGGAGATCCAGTAGATCCAATACCTGAAGTTTCTCCTCCGGGAAATTCAGGACTAGTAGTAACTCCTCCTCCTACATTTCCGGGTGTTCCGGGTATATTATTTGTAAATCCTGTGGGCTCTACTCTCGATAATCCATCGGTTCCTAATTTAAAATTCGAAGGTAGTAAGGGAGGTTGTGGAAATTCTTGCGAACATCCCCCACCCCAAACACCCCTGCTAGGATTTATAGTATACTTTAGTTTTAATGCTATTATTTTCG